AGCTGGCGCTCTACCTGCTGCAGCGGTGGCATATTCTATGAGCAGCTACCCCACGCCGCTGACGCCCAACCAGCTAAACCTGGTTGCGCAGCAGGCCACGATCGCCGCGCTGGGCCTGACGCTGCAGTCCCCGGCCAACCCCGCCGACCCGGCGTACGCAGCCGTCCGCGTGGGCTGGCAGCAAGTGGGGCAGCCCGCGTTCAAAGTTACGGAGGACGTGGTCTTCTTGCGGTGCGCGGAGGACGACGACCAGTACAATCGCGTCCGCGACGTGAGCATCAACAGCCAAGAGCAGCAGCTCATGCAGTACACGCGCGTGTGGCGCGTGTGGTGGACGCTGTACGGGCCCAACAGCTTCGACAACGCCCGCATCGTGCGCTCGGCGCTGTTCTCGCAGGCCGTTCACGACATCTTCAGCTCCGCGCAGCTGTACTTCGTCACCAACCCGTCGGCCCCGCAGCGCGTGCCGGAGCAGAAGGACGGGCAGTGGTGGGAGCGCGTGGACTTCAGCGCCCGCTTTAACGAGTTCGTGACCGAGACGCCGCCGGTGACCTACGCGGACAGCGTCGTGGTTACACTGGAAAACAGTAGCGGGGTAATCGCTACCATACCCGTACCACCGGAGGCCTAAATGGCGAGTCCCGCTCTTTCCCTACAAGATATTGTTGATGTGACCGTATTGGTCAGCCCGCAGCAGGCCACGGCCCCCAGCTTTAACATCGGGCTTATCGGGGGCAGCAGCGCGCGCATCCCCAGCGTGGGCACGGGCAGCCGCGTGGTGCAGTTCAGCAGCCTGGCCGCCATGGCCACCTATGGGTTCCAGCCGACGGACCCGGAGTACGAGGCGGCGGAGCTGTACTTCGAGCAGTCGCCTCCGCCCGTTGCGCTATGTGTGGGACGGCAGAACCTGACGGCCCTAATCGGCGGTGCGCTGGACGCGGCTGGCACGGGCTACGCCGTGGGCGATGTTGGCACCATCGCGGGCGGCACGGCGGGCAAGCTGGCCATTTACAAGGTGCTCACCATCACGGGCGGCGGGGGCACGGGGCCGGTGGGAACGTTCTCCATCATCAGCGGCGGCGACGGCTACACCGCAGCCGTGGGGGCTACCACCACGGCCACCACGGGCGGCGGCACCGGACTGACCATTACCACCACGGGCGACGTGGGCGAGACTCCGCTCATTGCGCTAACGGCCTGCCGCGCGGCCAACTCCGTTTGGTACGCCTGCCTTTGGACCGGGGCCACCACGGCGGACGCGGAGGCGATCGTGCCCTACCTGCAGGCCACGGCGCAGCCGCCGAGCTTCTACTTCCACACCACCAGCGATGCGGCGGTGCTGAGCGGGGCGGCAGGCAACCTGGGAGCCACGCTCATGGCGGCCAGTTACACGCGCGCGCTGATCCTATACAGCACCACGCAGGGTGGCGCCGCGCCCAACAACGTCTATGCTGCCGCGGCGGCCATGGGCGTGATGATGGGCCTGAACACTGGGCTGGCGGGCAGCTACTTCACCATGAAGTTCAAGGTGATGACGGGCGTGATTGCGGAGCCACTGAACCAGACGCAAGTCAACACTATCGAGGCCAACAACGTCAACCTGTACGTGGGCTACGCCAACAGCTACGTCATATTGGAACAGGGCACCACGCCGACCACCAATACGTTCGCGGACGAGATCCTGAACCGCGACATGCTGACGGCGGCCATCCAGTTCTCGGTAATGAACCTGCTGACGGGCAGCCCCGCCGTGCCGCAGACCGACCCAGGCGAGACGCAACTGATCCACGCCGTGAACCAGGCGTGCCAGGCGGCGGTCACGCGCGGGTACATTGGCCCCGGCACCTGGACCGGGCCTTCCATCGTGCTATCGCCCAGCCAGAGCCTGGTGGCTGGCGATCCTATGCCCGCGGGCTACGTTAGCCTGGCCCCGAGTTACGCCACGCAGACCCCGGCCAACCGGGCGGCGCGGCAGGCCATGCCCATCTACACCGCCATCATCGAGGCCGGAGCGGTCCACAGCTTAGTGGTCGGAGTCTACGTCCAGCAGTAAAAGGAGAAACGAATGTCGGCACAGTCGGCCACTTACAGCTTCGAGGACACCAGCGGCAGCTTCACCAACCCGCTGCTGCCCGCGCCCATCGTGTTCGCCGGGCAGATTGGGCAGGGGCAGTTCACCATCAGCATGCACACCGAGCGCACCAGCCTGGATACGGCGGCGGACGGTACCGTGATGCCCAGCTATATCGCCGGGGACAGCGGTAGCGTCACCGTCGAGGTGCAGCAGACCAGCATCCTCCACCAGCTGTTCCTTGCGCTGTACAACGCGCTGAAGACCGCCGCCGACAACGGCGACGTGACCAACTGGGCCGCGGGCGCCATGTCCTTGCGCAACATCGTGGACGGCAGCCAGCACCTTCTGACGGGCGTGGCGTTCAGCAAGATCCCCGACAAGACGTACGCCGCGCAGGGCGGCAAGATCACCTGGATGCTCCAGGCGTGTTCGATCCAAAACTTGTAACAGGAGGCTAGTCCGTGAAGGAGTTCCCCGCCACCAAGGACATTAAGCTGAGCGCCGACCAATACCGCCTGTCGCGCATGACGCCGCAGGCGGGCAGCTGGATCGTGATGCAGCTGCTTACCAAGGCCCTCGGCTCGAACATGAAGGGCGCCATATCGCGCCAAAACCTGGGCACCCTGCTGCCGGAGATCTTCGGGCAGTTCAGCGAGGACGAGTTCCGCTCCCTGCAGGCCAAGTGCTTCGCGGCCACGGCGCGGCTGAGCGTAGTGGGCGAGCAGCTGGTGGCGCAGCCGCTGCTCATGCTGGACGGGCGCTGGACGGTGAAGGAGCCCAGCCTGCCGGAGGCCCTGGCCCTTACCATCCACTCTCTGGTCTTCAACCTCGAACCTTTTTTCGACGACGGGATGCTGGAAATGCTGCTGGGGAGCCTCCCGGCTTTGAGTCCCTCCAGCAGCCCGCAGTAGACGGCTACCTCTACCGCCCGGTAATCGCTGGCCTGTGGCGCCAGCACGAGCTGTGGGACGGGACGTACAGCTTCTTGAACCTGGTGGAGATCCACGACGTGCTGGACGCCAAGGACGCGGCGGAAATGCAGGTTAAGGCGCAGTTGGCGATGGTGAACGCATAAGCATGGAAATCGAAAGCATACGCAGCTACCTGGTTGACTTGGGGTTCGCGGTAAACGATCCTCAGTTGCGTAAATTTGAAGACGCGCTGAAAAAGGCCGGAACAGCCGTGGAAAAGCTGGCCAAGGCGATGGCCGGGGAGGGCGGCGCCGCCGCGGCTGCGGTGGGAGGGGCCGGGATCGTCGCCGGGGGCCTGGTGGCCGCGGGCGCAGCGGTGGTGGGCGTGCTGGCGGCGATTGCCGCGGGCACGGCGGCGCTGCTGAAGAACGTCAGCCAGCAAGATCTCGCGTTCCAAATGTACGCCCGCACGATGTTCATTGGGGTGGACGCCGCCAAGAAGATGAAGATCGCGGAGGAGGCCCTGGGCTACAGTCTGGAGCAAATCCAGTGGGGGCCGCCCGAGTTGGCCGAGCGGTTCCATCAGCTGGTAAAAGACCAGGCCTTCATGATGGCCCAGCTGGGCGGCCCGGAGTTCGAGAAGCGGATGCGCAACTTGCGGGACATTCAGCAGGAGTTTACGCGTTTCGGCGTGGCCGTGCAGTACTTTGGCATGCAGCTGGCCAGCTCCATCGTGGGCAAGCTGTTCGGCGACGGCGGAAACGCCGACCACCAGCTGGACCGCTTCGTGCGATGGTTCGAGACCAACATCCCGTTTTTCGCGGACCAGCTCTCGAACGTCGTCGTGCCCATACTGCAGCTGCTGTGGTGGATACTTAAGAACATCGCGGGCACGCTGAAGGATATTCCGGACGGCGCGGACAAGATCACCGGCGCCTACAACGCGATCGTGGGCGGCGCGTCGCTTACCAAGGACCAGATCATCGAGCACGCGAAAGCCATCGCGCGCAACAAGGGCGCGTCGAAGGAGGAGATAGCGGGAATCCTGGCGCTCATCGAGCAGGAGTCCGGCTTCAACCCCAATGCCAAGCCCAGCGTGACGGGGAACGTGGGCCTGATGCAGATTTCCCCGCGCGACAAGCAGGGGCGCGAGCTCTACCCCGGCAAGAACCTGAGCGACCCGGACACCAACCTGGCCATCGGGATCGGCATGTTCCTGGACGCCCTGCATAAGCACGGCGGGAACGCCTTCGACGCGACGTACGACTACTACGGCCACGGCACGCCCCCGCCGGGGCAGCCCACGCACGACGAGTACTACCTGCAGTGGCTGGAGAAGTACAAGCGGTACAGCAAGCAGAGCGCGCTGGCGGGCCCCCCGAGCACGGCTTCGCTGCAGCCGCAGGGCTACTCGCCGACCACGGTTACGGTGCACGTGAACAAGAGCAACGCCAGCCCCGACGATATCAAGCGCGCCGTGCGCGACGGGATTAGCGAGGCGCAGCGCAAGGCCGCCGCCCGCAACTTCGCCTGGCGGCAGGGGAGTTACGCCTAGATGGGCGCGTTCAGCACGAGCCTTAACATCACGCTCAGCACCCTGCTCTCGGGCACTTGGCGCCCCCCGCAGTGGGGCGGCCAGACGCTGCTGTACTCCATGACCTGCACGCTGCCCTCCGCGCAGCCCGCCAGCTCGGGCACGGGGAACGCCGGAGCCCTGCAGTCGCAGGCCACGGCGCAAAGCCCCACCACCTACTTCTTCGACGCGGTGCTCAGCGCGGAGCACACGCAGGAGCTGGTGTGCACGGAGCACCCCGTACAGGTGGGCCCGGCGGTGGTGGACCACGCCTACCTGCGCCCGGCGCGCGTGGTGCTAGAGATCGCCATGAGCGACGCGATGGCCAGCTTCAAGGCGGGGCAGTACAGCTCCAACGCCAGCAAGAGCATCAGCGCGTACCAGACGTTCAAGCAGATCCAGGCGGCGCGCACGCCCATCGTGCTGGCCACGCGGCTGTTCAGCTACCAGAACATGGTGATCGAGGACGTGCGGGCCAGCGACGACAACCGCACGCTGCGCGGGTTCCGGGGCACGCTGCACCTGCGGCAGATCATCTCCGCCAGCGTCAGCACCGCGAGCGTAAGCGTGAGGCCGAACGCGACGGACACCACAAACGAGGGCACCAAGGCGCCCGTGACTACGCCGCCCACCTACACGCCGTTTAGCCAAATACCATGACCAAGAAACTATTGCTGTCGTTGCTGCTGTTAGCGTTGCCCGTAGCGGCGCAGACTTACGTGACGCCGAACCTGAGCGCGAATAATGTGTTCACCGGCACCAACCAGTTCAGCGCGGGCGCCGTCCTGGGTCCGTTCACGGTGGCCGCCTTGCCCGCCGCGCCCGCCGCGCCAACCGCGGCAATAGCCACGGACGGGCAGCCCGGCTCCAGCCCCTGCACGGGCGGCAGCACCGGGGCGCTGGCTATTTACCTAGGCGGCGTTTGGAGCTGCTTGGGCATCAGCGCCGGGGGCGCGTTCCCCAGCGGGCAGTCGCTGGGCGACACCCTGAAGTATGACATCTACGGGGATAGCAAGTGGGACGCGGCGCTGGCCGGTATGGGCATCAGTTTGGGCTGGTACGAGGACCAGGCCCAGGGCGTGCCTATTTGCTACGGGGCCATCGGCTGCAGTCATCCCACGGCGGAGGGCAGCTACGCCACCGTGTACGCCAACGGCACCAACAGCGCCGGGTCCACCTACTCCGCCGCCGCTACGGCCTCCGCCAGCGACGTGATCGGCATGGACGCGGGCGCGGGGGCCAACTTCGGCGACTGGGGATTCGGCAACTTCTATCGCCTTAGCTTTAGCTGGGCTGCTGGCAACACCACCAGCGTGCGCTACTGGCTGGGCATGACGGCTTTCAACGTGGGCGGCGCGGGCTGCTCCACGGCGCCGCCGCGCAGCACCACTTGCTACGCCGCCAACACGCCAAACACGTCCGCGCTGGCGTTCCGCTACTCGGCGGGCACCGACGCCCACTGGCAAGCCGTCAGCATTAATGCGGGAACGGCCACCGTGACGGACACCGGGGTGACGCCGAACACCAGCCCGCACCTGTTCGAGATCGCCGCCGTGGCGGGCGGCACGGGGTACAACTACTACATCGACGGCGCGCTGGTGGCCACCATTACGACCAACCTGCCTTCCGTTACCTCCGGCGCTAGCGACACGCAAACTATTTTGTTTTGGGCGGGCGACAACCAGAACACGGCCACGGCCATCAGCGGCACGTCCTACTGGACGT